TGCGGAAGGTGTTATTGGAAATCATTATTATTTACCAAGTCTTACTACAGATTGTTCAGCTATGGAAACGTTACTGGATAAAATAAAAAACACAAAAGAAACTTTCTTATTTACTTACAGAGGAACACCTTCTGGAAAATGGGCAAGAGCTTTTTTGCATTATCATGGGATAGAGTTTTGTCATGTAGGTAGTGACCCTTATGTTTCTAAAAAAGAAATAAGATGCCATAAAACATGGCCAGAATTTGTAAACGGAAAAACAATGCCGTTGAAACAGATAAAAGAATTTTGGAACTACATGGGTCAACAAGTTATTGTGAGAGGAAAGGGAGAAGCAACTTTTGAAGACTGGATAAACGAAGATTATTCTATTCACCAGTTAATAGAAAAAAAATATTTACGCGCAGAAAGCCTTGATTTTACTGACTTTTATCACACAAGGATTAAATCAAAAACAGACGAAGAAAAAATTAAATACATAAATAATTTAATTAGAGAAGGTGTTGATACCGAAGGAGAAACAAGAGTTTACTATGGAAACATACATAAAGTTAAAGGACAGACTTATGACAACGTGATAGTAGATGAAACTTGCACTAGGAGAGAAGACTACTTTACTCAACTACGTTTAAAATATGTAGCATATAGTAGAGGTAGATTCGATTGTTGGACTGTAGCCTCACAAGATAGATATACGTTAGGAAGAAAATATGACAGATAAAACTATATTTAAAGGTATGCAATATGATTGTTTAGAAAAACAAGTTGGAGGAAAACATTATAAAAATTTTAAAATCCAACCTGCGGAGTTTATAAATGAAAACAAATTGCTTTTTGCAGAAGGGAATGCTATAAAATATATATGCAGGCATCCACACAAGGGGAAGCAAGAAGATATAAAGAAAGCAATACATTATTTACAAATGATATTAGAAAGGGATTACAATGTGTAAGACACCAGAAGATCTAGATTTAACAGGTATAGATACAGTTGCAATTGACTTAGAAACTTATGACCCTAATTTAAAAACAAAAGGTCTAGGTGCTATAAGAGGTGATGGTTTTGTATGTGGAGTTGCTATTGCAACAGGAAAAGACACTGTGTATTTTCCAATTAATCACTCAGATATACACATGCCTTTAGATAAAAAAATAAAATTTTGGGAAGCTTTAGATGAAAAATTATTTCAAAATGAAAAGATAACAAAAGTATTTCACAATGCAATGTATGACGTATGTTGGATTAGAGCTGTCACAGGTAAAAAAATGAAAGGACGTATTGTTGACACAATGATTGCAGGTTCTGTAATTGATGAAAATAGATTTAAGTATTCATTAGATTCTTTATGTAAGGATTTTAAAATAGGAAGAAAAGGTGGGTATGATTTACAAGAAAAAACTCTTGCATGGTCTGAAGGAACAATTAAAGATCCAATGAGTAACATGCACAAGTTACCTGCATCTATCGTAAAAGATTATGCAAAACAAGATGTAGATTTAACTTTAAAGTTATGGAAATTGTTTGATAAAAAACTTGACGAAGTATTATACATTAAACCTGAAGACAATGAAAAGAAAACTTCTAGAAGTATTTTTGAATTAGAAACAAAACTATTTCCTTGTTTAGTTGACATGAAATTTAAAGGCGTTAAGATTGATGTCGAAAAAGCTAAAGCATTTGGTAAACGTTTAGAAGAAGTTAAAAATAATATTATAAATTATATTGCTAGAAAAACTAACATTCGAATAGAAATATGGGCAGCCTCTTCAATTAAAGCTTTACTAGATCATCAAGGTATCGATGATTATACAAAAACACCTAAATCTGGGATGCCACAACTTCCTAAAGATTATTTATCTACTCATAAAAATAAATACTTAAGACTGATAGCTAAAGCTAGAGAATTTGATAAAGCTAAAAATACTTTTATAGAAGGACTATTAGGGTTTGTTCATAATGGACGAATACATGCAGATATAAATCAAATTAAAGGAGAAGATGGAGGAACTGTGACTGGCAGATTTTCTATGAGTAACCCTAACTTGCAACAGATTCCATCTAAAGGTTANATAGGCAAAAAAATGAGAGAACTATTTATTCCTGAAACAGGCAGTGAGTGGTACAGTTTTGANTATAGTCAACAAGAACCTCGTATTGTAGTCCACTATGCTATTAAATTAGGTATGGCTGGAACTGCAGATTTACAAAAAGAATTTGACAAAGAAGATGCTGACTTTCATCAAATTGTTGCAGACATGGCTAATATACCAAGAAAACAAGCTAAAACAATTAATCTTGGTTTGTTTTATGGTATGGGTAAAATAAAATTACAAAAAGAATTAAGCTTAGATTCAAAACAAGCTCAAACATTATTTAATACTTACCATGCTAAAGTTCCTTTTGTAAGACAGTTATCTCGAGATCTATCAGAATTTGCAAGTAACGAAGGACTGTTATTTACATTAGGAGATAGGTTTTGTCGTTTTGATAAATGGGAAAGTAGAGATAAAGAATGGAACCCTGAAACTAATCGTTTTACTGAAGTAAAACTTCACGCTACAAAAAAAGATGCTATTGATGCTTATAAATTAGAGCAAATGGAAAAATATAATAAATATATAGACCCTGAAAATGAACATTTTGAAAAACACTACACTAGAGCATTTACATACAAAGCATTAAATAGATTAGTACAAGGGTCAGCGGCAGATATGACAAAAAAGGCTATGGTAGATTTATACAAAAAAGGTATAGTACCACATATACAAATACACGATGAACTTTGTGTATCTATCAAGGACAAAGAAACACGGACCATGGTTCAANATACAATGGAACAAGCTATTAAGTTAGAAATAAATAACAAAGTAGATTGTGAACACGGNCCTAATTGGGGCCAAATAAAATGATAAATTATGGCTTACTTAAATGCAAATATTCCTGTACAATACGCACAAATAAAAAAGGAGTATTTATATGACCTTAAAAAAAATCATGGCGAAGTTGAAGACTGTATTATCTTCGGCATCACGGCTATTACCGGCAGAGCTATTCTCTGGCATGCCATCATGGAAAACGGTGCTATCTTTTATCGTTTACCCATATCGGCTTTTATTCAACGTGGTTATGACCCCGAGTCTGTTCCGACCAAAAGACTTGATGAATTGGAACTGTGGAATAGTTTTTCTTACTACCCTGCTGTTACTAATTACGATCTTTTAAACGGCGCAGCCGGTAAATACATTGGAAAAGATAAGAAATGGCATCATGGAAAATACCTATTTACCATTGACTTTGCACATCCAGAGAGTAATATATTAGATACCGATCATTCGGAAATACCGCACGAACATAAGTGCGCTCACATACTTGCATTAAACGATGGCAACTATGCAGCACAACCTAATAACAGATTAATCTGGGACTTACCTTCTTTTACTGTAAAAGATTATATCCCTGATTGGAAAGTACAAACATCAGAGTGGACAGTAGAAGACTCTGGTCAATGGCAAACGGAAGATACTGATAAGTTCTTCTATGAAATTGAGGAGAAAAAAAATGATTAAATGGATTAAATAAAAAATTTTTGGTAAATTTTGTAAATGCAAAGAAAAAACTACTTCTGAACTTTTAAGAGAAGGTTTTGATGAAGAACAAAAGGCTTTGAAATTAGAAGAAGAGATGCCTAAATATGAAGAAGTAACAGAAGAGCCAGTTGTCTGTGGTAACCACAACAGATTTAAAAAATCATGTCCGGTTTGCCAAAAGACGGCAAAAAGTTAAATGATAGGGGGCAAGATGAATTACTGGTTTACAGGCTGGTTAATAATCGGCTTTTCATTGTTAGTATTATTTACAGAACCTGCGTATCCAGCAGAATCACAATCAAACGTAAGTGGGTCTAACACAAGTATTGAAGGTGGCTATACGGGTGGAGCAACAACATATGAAACTGGATCATCTTCTAGTACAACAACCAACTCAACATCTAATTCTAATATAAAATCAGCGCCACCAACAGCATCAGCACCATCATATAATTCTATGACACAAGACGTATGTAGCACAGGTGCATCACTTGGAGTACAAACGTTTGGGCTTGGTATTACAGGGGGAAAACATTTTATAGATAAAAATTGTGAACGATTAAAACTAGCTAGAATACTTAATGATTTTGGGATGCGTGTAGCGGCCGTGGCGATACTTTGCCAAGACGAAAGAGTGTTTGAATCTATGATATCAGCCGGCACCGTTTGCCCTATAGATGGAAAAATCGGAGCTGAAGCTATGACTTTGTGGTCTAGATATGGCCATGAAAGACCTGATTATAAAACATATGTTAAACGTATTAAAGACAGAGAAAAAGCTGACAAAAAAGCACAAAAAGAAATGACTAAAGAATTAGAAAAAATGGACAGATTAAAAGCTAAAGAAGATGCTAAAAAAATTAAAATAGAAAAACTTAAATGAAAATAAGTGAGAACACATCAATAAGTATGCCAATGAAAAATATGCTAGCAATTATAGCTGGTGTTGCCATGGGTGTGTTTGCTTATACAGAAGTAACATCTAGACTAACAAGTTTAGAGACATCAAGAGAACTATTCCAAGCAGACTTATTAAAAAAAAGTGAACAGTTACCAACTGACCAAGAACAGTTTATGTTACTAGAAGATCTATACAAAACAGTTGAGAAGATTGAAACAAGAATAGAAGACATGATGCACAACAAAGTAAATATACAATTTATACAAAAACAAACTGAAAAACTTTTACAAGATGTAGAACAATTAAAAGATAAAGTTAGGGCAAACGGAAATGGAACGAGTCACTAGAAAAATTGTACAGTATCTAAATGATATGGAAAAGAAAGCTAAACAAATGAGCTTTACTAAAA